CGCAGCCCCCACCATTCCGCATCGATGGCGGCGCTCACCGGCGGCGGGTTGAAAGTGAAGCCGGGCGAGGTCAGCCTCGCACATCTCGGCGTGCTGTTCCTTGACGAACTGCCCGAGTTCCAGCGCGCTGTGCTCGATTCGCTGCGCCAGCCGCTCGAGACCGGCACGGTCAGCGTCGCGCGCGCCAACGCGCACGTCACCTTCCCGGCGCGGGTGCAGTTGATCGCGGCGATGAACCCGTGCCGCTGCGGCCACCTTGGCGATGCCGCGCTCGCCTGTTCGCGCGCGCCGAAATGCGCGGCGGATTATCAGGCCAAGGTGTCCGGCCCGCTGCTCGACAATAATGCACCCCTATCAACAGGTGGTGTAGAGTTGTCATCATGGACAAGAAAGCAATCGCGGTGCTTCGGTGGAGCACCCTCGAACAAGGCAACAGTGATCGTAGCTCGGAAGCTCGGCAGGATGCTAATATCAACCGAATGGCGACCTTCCACGGTTGGCCTATTGTTGAGCGGCATGTCGATGCAGGCCGATCAGCCTTCACGGGCGAGAATCTTACGAAGGGCAAACTTGGCGAGCTAACGCGGCGCTTCCACACCGGAGCGCTCGATCCGAATGCACACGTCGTGGTAGTGGAGGAACTGGATCGGTTATCGCGCCAGTCTCCCGGCGTGATGACGGCGTGGCTGACCCCACTGCTGAACCTTGGCCTTACCATTGCCATAGCGAACACCGGCCAGATTCTCACCCGAACTGTGATGGAGACGGACTTCGGCGGGTTCGTCACGATGATGAGCAGTGCGTTTTCCAACTATGAATTCTCGCGCAAGCAACGCGAGCGCGGCAACGCCTCTTGGAGCAAGCGTCGGGAAGCCGCCGCAGCCGGGAAGAACCTTTCTCGGCATCGCGCTCGCGGCTGGCTTCGCTGGGACGCGGACACCAAAGGCTATGCAGAAATCGCCGATCGCGTGTGGCTGGTCCACGAAATGTTCCGGCTGCGGCTGAAAGGCTGGGGCAAGGGAGCCATCGCCAAGCACTTCAATGAGGTCGCGGCGACCGACGCTCGGTTTGCGGCGTGGTCTACCAGCAAGACGCCTCCAAAGGCTTGGACGCCATCGGCCGTTGCCCGCATCGTTCAGGATCGAGCGGTGACTGGATATGTCCAGTATCATCGCGCGCCTCGGGGGGCGGAGAAGAAGGTGCCGTTGGGCGATCCGATCAAGGTCTACCCGCCCGTGATAGACGACGCGACATGGGCAAGGGCAAACGATGCTCGACTCACCAACCAGCTTCAAACACAGGGTCGGGGCCGCGCGGTGTCCAACCTCCTTGGCCCGCTGGCGAAATGTAAGCAGTGTGGCGGCACCATGCAGCCGCTTGGTTCGTCACGCATCCGCGTGAACAGAGACGGCAGCACATCGCAGCACTACCCAATCTACTGCTTGACGGCGAAAATGACGAAGGGAGCGGGATGCACGAATCAGCGCGGATGGCCGTATCGCTCGATCGAAGGCCCAATCTTGGATCGTTTGCTCACGCTCGCAATCGATGATCAGCATTTCCGTGCGGATGATGAAACCACCGCGCGGCTTGAAGGTGAGGTGGTTCGCCTACAGCGCACGGTCACCGACCGGCAGGCCTCCAAAAAGCGCATTCTCGCTATAATCGCGGGAGACGACGATGAGGAAGCGCGCGAAGCATACGCGGCGGCAGACGCGGCACTCAAACGCGCAAGGGCCGATCTCGCGAAGGCGCAGGAGACTCTTTCAGAAGCCAAGGGCATGGTCGCTCCCGGCGAGCATGTTGTCCGCGTCGCCGAAGTTCGATGCAAGATGGAGAGCGAAGACGTTGATGAGCGATATGAGACGCGCTCGTTAGTGAAGGCCGCGTTCCAGAATGTCATCGACCGCATCGTGTTCGATCCCAAGACGGGCCTAGTGAGCGTTTCCTTGGTGCAGGGGCTGGGTGCCATGCACATTCTACCCAACGGCAAGGTGGGCTACCTTGATCTCGTCAGGGGCGGGCGCGACTACGGGCAGGATGAAACAGTTGATGGCTTCCTGCGGCGTCGAGACGGGCGCAATCTCACAACCGGAGCGAGGAACTGATCACGCAAACTCGGGTTCATCGTCGCGAAAACGATCCGCAACCGCTTGCCACAGGGCGGTGGCGCTGCGTGCGACATTGCCATCGCGCCAAAGTACGCGTTCTCCTTGAACGATCATTGCCAAATGTTCAGTCAGTGTCTGCACGTCTCGAAGAAGCGAATGGAGGTGCTGAAACTCAGGGCGTGCCCGAAGTTCGTCGAAGCGCAACTCGTGAGCTATATTTTCATCCCGAAAATCGCGCAGAAGCTGGGCGCGATTTGGATCAGCCTCCGTTTCTATTTCTGCTAAAAGATCGAGGAAGGCGGGGCAGCGTTCCCGAACGGCAGGCCCGCGACGATTTTCGAGGATGTCCCGGTCATCGGCATCCTGTATGAGCCAATCCATCACGCCCGGTTGCGCCATCAATTCACGGCAGACAGGAAAGCTGAGTCGGTTCTGTTCCATGATGCGCCCACGACCGGGGCGGTCCAGCACTCGCGTGATCATAACAATCCGGGCATCTAGCGACGCGCGCTCGTATACATGTGCAGCCTCTTGGGCCGGTGAGTGAGCCACCGTCATGCGATCCTCAAACTCGTTGAAGACGGTCCAGACCTCGGTTGCGGCCCGAGCCCATTCGACCGTCTGAACGATCCGACGATTCGCGTGGCGAAGCCGTTCTACGACTCCGGCAACATCGACACCTTGTGGTTCAAGCGCCATGTGTTCAGGCTACAATGGTGCCGATGCGCTTTGGAACCACCAATCGACGCAAAGGTAGGCGTCTGAGGTGAGTCAGGTTCGGCGAGGCTGGTGATGTAGCGCGACGCGGGATCGCTCAACGGGAGGATAGAAGATGGGATTCCGATTTCGCAAAAGTATACGTCTCATACCCGGGGTGCGCTTGAACATCAGCAAAACGGGCATCAGCACGAGCATCGGCCCACGCGGCGCGACGATCAATGTCGGCAAGCGGGGCGTGCGAGGCACAGTTGGGCTACCCGGATCGGGGTTGTCCTATTCTGACATGATCCTGAGATCGCAGAACAGAGGCTCTCGTCCGATCGGAAGCGACCCGGCCCAACCATCCGCGCGCAAATTGCCAAGCGGCCTGTTCATTGCCGTTGCTATCGCAGTCATCTTCGGGGTTGTGCTGTTTGGCGCGGGCCTGATGAGCGCCCGGCAATCCACCCCTCTGCCAGTGTCGAATGCCGTCTCGCCGCCGCTCCAATCGAATGCGGGTCCGCAGGCGGGATTACAGGCCGATAGCGAATCAGCGCGCATAACAACGGAAGCGAACTGTCGCGCGAACCCGAGCAGTCGCGCCAAGGTCGTCACGGTCATTGGCGCAAGGGAGGCAGTTACCATTGTCAGCACGCAGGCAGGATGGTCGCGGGTGACGACGGGAGATACCGACTGCTGGGTGTCGTCTCGCTATGTCAAATAGCCCTTTCAGCGATAGGTCTCCGATTGCAACATGGGAGTTGTGGAGCGTCGCCACCATGCTGGTTGCCACACACGGCGAGGAATCCGAGGCCATCGCCAATGAAAGATTAAACGACGCGCAGGAGGGAGGTCGAGAAGGCGACGAGATCGTCTGGCGCGGCATCCTGACGCAATTAGAGAAAATACGGTCTGGTAGCGGCACTTGACCGGAACCTGTTTTCAGCCGTTAATTGCCTATCACACGCGGAGGACACGGTAATGACGTTGAAGTCGTTGATGGTCGGGCTTGCATCTCTTGCCATGATTGGAAGTACCGGCTCGATCACTTATGCGAAGGCTGCACCCTGTCGGGATGCTCACGGCAAGTTTGTGAAGTGTGCGGATAAACCCAAGCCTGAGCGCTGCCGCAATGTCAAAGGTCAGTTTGCCAAATGCGGAACGCCGGGAGCGAAGCCAGTCAAGTGAATTGAAAGTACCGAGTAGCAATTAGCTACCCGGCACATTTATCAGTGACTCGCGCGCCAAGCGCTAACTTGGGCTTTGCTTACATCCTTGGCGTAGCACATCGGCGCGTATCCACCGCCCCGACTCCAAGCGCTGCGACCGCCGCAACTGGAACCGTTGCTTGCCGAATTATACGGGCACGCGCAGTTACCCGGATATTCCGCAATGGATTGCTTGATGATCCGCTGCTTGATCTGGGCGTCGCTTTGACCGCTTTTGGCATCCGCCGTTGAAGCAAATGCCGCCAAGCCAATGGCGAATGGGATGAGAGTTGCGAGGCCCCGCATTAGTAGCGCCTCTTGGGTGCCGTGGGTGTAGATAGACCGTCGTCACGCGGTTTCGTCCCCGCTTCGCCGGTGTCGGGATTGACGTTGCCGATTGTAGACCAGTTGTCGTTCCGAGTGCTGTTCGGGTTGGTTGCCCGGTGAGGCGCAACGTACGTGCCGTCAGAACGGGTGTAACCACGAACAGTGTGAGTGGATTGTGCGACGACTGGGCTTGCAACGCATACGGCGAATACCGTCAGTAAAACTGAGCGAGAATGCATAATAACTACCCCCGTTTCACGATCCCCGATTCGGGATCGCGGCAAGAAAATGCTCCTGTAATCACAACCAATTTCTTTGCATTGTCAATGGATGTCGGTGTGTCGTTTACGAAGGATAGCCATCCGTCACATCGACCGCCGCCAGCGTCTCGGCATCCGCCGCCGCCTCGATTTGCACGCGGATCGTCTCGCCGACATTCTGACAGGCGTTTAGGAACTCCGTCACCGCCAGCCCCATAGCGATCACAGCGGCGGCGTCGTGCTCGACGATCGAGTTATCGGCTATTGTCCACTTCACACTATATGGAGCGCTTGACGCTTGCGCGGCCTGTGCTGCCGCCATCGCGCCGAGAATGCGCTGATAACTCGCCGTGTTGGTCTGCACGCGGCCAAGCGGCGTCGAACACCCGCCCCCGGAAATCGCGCTGCGATATGCCTTGGCCTCCGCCCACCGCGCAGCCTTGGCCGCTTCTAGCGGGACGGCGATAGCGACCAGCGACTTCCCGTCCGCTGAAATCGTGTAGGTGCTACCATCGAGAGGTGGATGCTCGACCGCGACTTCGCCTGCGAGAAGCTGACGCTGAACATCCGCCAACGGCATGGCAAAAACAATGCGGGGTGTTTGACCCGGCTCACCCACTGCGTAGAGGCTCATTTGTAGGCCCTCATCGCGATAATACTGGCCGAACCGGGATTGATCGTGATCGCACTGTGACCGATCCAGCGGAGTTCGACCGTATGATCGCCGGGGCCAACGTGCGCGCGCCCTGATGTCGAAGCGCTGTCAGTGACAGCCGTGCCGCCGCCCGAGGAGCCATAGCTACCGCTGTCTACCCAAACGCTCATGTTCCAAGGGTGAAGGCCATCCGTGCTGCCGTAGGACTGCGTTGCTGTGGCCCACAGAAGGATGTCGCCTTCGAAGTCCATGTGGACGTTGTAGCTGACGAGCGTCTGCTGGTAGCCGGTGCCAGCGCCGCGATATGAAATGCTGTTGTAACCCTGATAGTAACCGGTGATTGCGCCGTTTGAGAGCTTCCCGGTATTCAGGGTGCCATCCACGACGAGGTTGCCCGAAATCGTGACATCGCCGACGATATCTACACCGGCCCCGCCGTTGGCGTCGGCGTGGATCGACAACTGTGCGCGGTTGCTCCCCGATACCGCTTCGACCTTCCAATATGCCTCGCCTTTGCCAGCCAAGTTTGCGACGGCGCTTTCCGTGACGCTGACGCGGGAGGTGAGGTTGCCCGCCGTGGCTTCGAGGTTCGAGGCGCGTGACGCCAATGCCTGATCTGCATTCGTCCGGGCCGAAGCCTCGTCAGAGAGGCGGGCGGACAGGTTTGCCGCCGAACTGTTGGTGGAAGCGATCAGGGTGGTGATCTGACTCGCGAGTGCGCCATCCGCATCAGAGCGCGCAGTCTGCTCGGTCGAGAGACTGGCATTCGTCGCGTTGATCGCGTTTTGCTGATTGCTGTAATTGCTTTCGAGCGTCGTGGTTCGTTGCGCCAAAGCCGAGTCAGCATCGGCGCGAGCAGTTGCTTCGTCGGTGACCTTGGCGTTAGCGGTGGCAAGGCCACTGGTGAGACCGTCCAGCGATGTCTGATGACCGCTGAAACCGGCTTCGAGCGTGGTGGTTCGAGACGCCAGCGCCGAGTCAGCCGCTGCGCGCGTACTGGCTTCATCGGTGATCGACGCCTTCGCCGAGGTGAGGTCGGTCAGCAGCCCGCCGATCGCGCCTTGCTGGGTCGTGAAGTCGGATTCCAGAGTGGTGGTGCGAGACGCCAGTGCCTGATCGGCGGTCGCTCGGACGGTCGATTCATCTTCGATGCGACCATTGGCCGTCGTGAGATTGGTGGTGAGATTGTTGAGGGAATTTTGTTGCTCGGTGTGCGAGACTTCCAGCGTCAGGGTGCGTGAAGCGAGCGCTTGATCCGCCGACGCGCGAACGGTTGCCTCGTCAGTGATCCGGGCGTTTGAAGTTGCGAGGCTGTTTGCGAGACCGTCAATCGCCCCCTGATGCGAGGTGAAGCTCGCTTCGAGCGTGGTGGTACGCTGCGCCAGAGCTTCGTCAGCGGTGGTGCGGACAATTTGCTCTGTGTGGATCGACGCGGCGAGCGAGGAGTCAGCGTTCTGACGGACGGATTGCTCGTTGCCGACCGCGAGCACGAGCGCTGCGAGTTCAGGGGTGGGGCCGACTGCCAGCACCCATCGCCCCGGATGACCGGCACCAGAAACAGGGGCGATGACATCGTAGTTGTCATCGTCGGCGGTCGCATCGGGCAACCACGCATAGACGCCACCGCGACCATCCGAGATGTCCGCGTTGCCAAGGACGATGATCGAATCACCCTTGATGTATTGAGTGGGATCGACAGTATTGCGAAGAACGGAGACGGTCGGAACGCTGGCGATATATCCGCCGAAGCGAAGGTCGATCGTGGGTGATGTGCTCATCCGATATTTATCAGATGAGGGCGATCATCGCCCGCGTGTCGTCAGAACGCTACATTAACTCCACTGAACGCTGATCGACGATCCATTCTGAATTCTGCCGAAACGCACGACTTTATAGTCACTGGTGTAGCCACTGGAATTTGTGACTGACTGGGTGACGGTAACGAAATCGGAGAACGCCAGTCCGCCGACAGTCGCGCTGGGATCGCCCCACGCAGCGGGATAGGCGATGTATGGGTAGTTTCCGCCCGTGGCGTCATAGACGACCGTCTTCGACTTCGACGTGGCGAACTCGCCATTCAGTGCGAGGATGTCAGCGTTGGAAAGGGCGGTCTTGGCTGACACGCCCCAATAGCGCTTCTGCCGGAACGCGATGGCGGTGGTCACGCTGACGCTGGTCTTCCCGTCGCTCGCGGTAAGCGTCCACGAACGATCCGAGGTAAACGGGCCAACGGCGGTCGCGGTGCGCGCATCGGGCGTGATGGTGGCGAGGCCTGTGATCGTCTCGCTGGTGACGGTCTTGTTGAGCGTCCATGTGAGCGCGACGGAAGATACTGTGCTGCCGAGTTCGACCACTGATGGCGAGGCCGCGAAGCTGCTGATCGTGGGCGCGACATACAAAATGGCGTCGAGCGCATCCCTCACGCTGGCGAACTGACCCCCGTAGACGATCGAGGAAGCGTCGGTGATCTGTGCTTCGACGATGCGCCAACGGCCCGGCGATCCGTCGCCAATGTCGATCGGCTTGACGGTCGCAACACCGTCGTCGTCGAGCATGCAGGCGCCGTCGAAGGCGAAGGTGCCGCCCTTACCGTCGCCGAGCGCGAGACCGCCATCAACGATCATGTTGTCAGCGGTGGCGATGGTATTGGACAGCACACGGCGAAGCTCGGTGATGGTGCCAACCGACCTGATTGGAGTGGTGCCGCGAAAATTGAGATTGATGATTGATCCGGTGGACATGAGGATATTTATCCCCGCTGTCAGGGCTGGTCGTTCACCGCCGGGGCAACGCGCCGAGCGATAGCAGCTAGCGCTGCCGCTGACTTCGCCACCGGACGAACTTCGCCCATGCGGACGGCGGCACGACCGACCGTTGGAGAGGCGAGCAGATGCCCGAGGCCATATTGTGCGCCGAGCGTGGCACCCATCGTGGTGAGACCGCCGACAGCCTCGCCACCGGCCCCCAGAATGCCGCTCGTTCCGGCACGAAGAAGGTTGAGGGCGTCGAGTGACCGGGCGGTGTTCGAGGTATTCTTGTAGCGCCCTGATGCTTTGGCGGCTTCCGCGATACGTGCCAAATCCTGCAAATCCTGCCCCGCCTGACCGGACAGCATGGTGGATTTCACGCCATCAGAGAGCTTGTCCCAATCAGTGCCGAAACTGTGGAGGCTGAACGCATCACCAGCCGTATTTTGCGCCCCGGACTTGCTGCGGCCAAGGTTCCTCACCAGCGCTGCCTGAACCTGCGCCGCCTGATCCGGCGACATGAGGGCGAGGCCACGGTTCAACAGATCACTGTCGTTGCGGGTCATATCGACGAGTTTGTCAGAAAGAAGTTCATGCGACCGACCGGCGAGGATCGGATCGACGATTTCGTCGAGGTTCTGCTGACGCTGCGCCCAATGCTGATCCGCCGCGCGATAGGCGTTCGCCGCATCGGTGCGCCCCTGTGCGGTCAGGCCATGTTGAATATCCTCGGATAGCGGTCCCCATAGCGAATTCGCCGCTTCACGAGCAGCGCGCTGACTGCTGTCGAAGTTGTCGCCAAATGAGGTGCGAAGGCGGCGGAGATTGTCGATCGCATACTGGGCGCGATTGCCCGGAATGGTGGTCGGGCCTGTCCCGCCGAACTCACGGTCGAAAATGCTCGGGCTGACGGTCTGATCCGGTGTCGGGGTGAGATCGTCACGAAGGCTCCGCAAAGCTTCCAGCCCCGGTGTGTTGCCCGGTGTCCGTTCGGCCTGATCGATCAGCGCATTGACCGCAGCGAGCGTGCGCGGGGTCTCGATCTGGGTTCCAGCCGCCATCTGCGCGGCGTCATCGTAGAGACGACCACCAGCTTCCGCCGATCGAGCTTCATAATCACCAAGGCCACCCGGCGCATGAAGGACGTGGAGCGCGGCTGAATCGATGTCTCGCGGCGCTGCGCCTGCGGGGAGAAAGGACGCTGCGGCGCGGTCTCGCGCGGCCTGAACGCTGGCGAGATACCGATCGGCGCCCTGCGTCAGCGGGATGTTTGACAGCAAACCTGACTCACCTGCGGCGTTCATCCCCTTGGTGAGTGTTCCGCCGACATCGGCGGGCAAGGGGCCAACTCGAAGCCCATCACGCGAGAGACGGTCCGCAGCGTCGAGCACTTCGCGGCCTCTGACGGCTGCGCGGGTGGGGGTGCTGCCAAGTGCGGCGAGACCGTGCGCGGCAGAACCGAGGCCAAGCCCTAGCCCGCCGCCAATCGCGGCATCCTTGGCGACGCCCCCAACTGTGTTGGCATGCGTCGTCAGAGCGCCCTGTGCCGCACCGTCAGCCAGCATGGCGAGAGACCGTGCCGCCCAAAGCGGCGCACCGATCGCCGCTACTCCGCCTTCGATCGGGGCGGCAGCAATCGCGGCAGGTGATGCGGCAATGACCTCGCCTGTCAGTTTCCCGAGCGCCGATCCCTGCGTTGGTTCGGCGGCTTCGAGATTGCCAAAATACCGGCGGGTGTCGTCGCCCCAAGTGTTCTCAATCCCAACCTTGTTGGCGAGCCACCCGGCTCCGCCCGCGACATTCGAGAGGACATGCTGATCGCCTTGGCGGACGCCTTCCGCGAAATCATATGGGCGGTTGTCGGTGAGCGTGGGGCTTCCGGACGCGATCGGATGCGTGGTGTCGAGGCCGACTGTCGGCGCGTGGTGATTTTTGGCGATGTAGATGTCGCGCTGGTCGAGCACACCCGAGTCATGCTCGTTCAGCTTCCCGCCCAAGCTCGCATAATAGTCGCGTATCTGCTGACTCGACACCTTGGGATCGTTGATCAGCGTCAGGATGTGATCGTTGATCTCTTGTTGCGTCGGCGGTGCCGCTGGCGTGTTCGAGGGTGCAGCCACGGGATCGGATGCCCAAGGCGTATCAGCGGTAGGCGCCTGATTGGCAGTCGCTGGTGCGTCCGCGATCGGATCGTCGAGCCACGGCGCGTTCGGATCAGCCATTACGGCTTCTTCCGCTGATGGCCAGTCGGATCGATGTAAACCGTCCCGGATGGCAGCGCATGATATTCAGCCGCCGATGTGATCCGCACCGGTCCTGTATTGGCGGGAGGCGTCTGGCCGACATTCGCGATGATGGCGGTGCGCCTGTCGATGATGCGCTGTTGCGCCGCCTTACGTGCCGCCATGTCGGCCTTCATGACCGCAAAGGCGCTGACCTTCGCGGCTGAACTGGTCGCGTTGTTGAAGGTCTCCTGCGCCTCACGACGGGAAGCATCCGTCAGCGTGCCCGAACCGCTCGGGGTCGAGTTGATCACGCGGTTATATTCGCTGACGAAGGTCTGATAGGCCGTGTTGGCATCGGTGACGCGCTGGTCACTGAACTCCACACCGAGACCGTTCCGAACCCGGTTATACCACGTCGAGGAGGTGTTTCCGGGCATCTTGGCGGCGAGGTCGAGATAGCGTTGACCGTTCGCCAAAGCGGTTTCTTCGGCGGTTTGGATGGTGTCATACATCCGGTTGTCAGCCGACAAGGCGGTCGTTGCCGCCCTGACAGTCGCCTTGTTCGCCGCGATTTGCGCCGGGGTCCAATGATTGGCTTGAACGATCTGCGCGGCGCGTGTCAGGATCGCATGGCGCATCGGTCCCTGACCGTTGCCCAAGGCTGGCATCTCGCCGGTCGCGGCATACTGGCGCGCCGCCATCTCGATCGCGGGGTCTGCGGGATCGATCGCATTTGCCTCTGCCTTCGGGACGCCCGCCGCGATCATTTTGGGGCCACGCACCGACTGTCCCGGTTGAACCTTTGCGACATAGGCGCGGGTCTCGTGCGGCATGGCGGAGAGCCAATTCTGACCGTTGTGGGCCACGGCTGCATCGACGCGGCCAAGACCGCCGTTGTACGCCGCGACCGCCTTCGTCTCATCACCGTGGTAACGGTTGAGGAGGAAGTTGAAGTAGGTCTGACCAAGCTGGCGATTGTAGTTGGCGTCGGTTGCGAAGCGCTGCGGATCGAACTGCACGCCCAACATGTTGGCGGCGTCGCGCGCCGTTGAGGGTAGAAGCTGCGCGATCCCGACTGCGCCCTTCGAGGAGGTGAGGGGCTGGCCTTGTGCGTTTAGCTGGTGACCGCTGGATTCCGCGCCGACCATGCGATCGTAGGTCGTGGCGGGGGCGGGGGCGGTGCCAGTGACGCCACCGGGGACATAGACGTTATCGTTGAGGCTGATCCCGATTGGCGTGTTTTCCTGCCGGATTTCGCCCATCCGCGTGGTGTCAGCGTTCTGCTGATTGACGGCGACATTCTGTGTCGTGGAATCGGCATTTTGCTGTGCGACGCGCGCGGCGTCCTGTTCCTGCGTCGAGTAGAAGGCGCGCGAGATCGCGCCGAGCGTTTCATTCGTCGGGTTGCTCGCCACCATCGCGATGTCGCTCGGGCTTGCGCCAGCCGCCTGAAACCACGGGTCGAGATGCGTGATGAAGGCGGCGCGCTGATCAGAGGGGATATGCTCCTGAATATATCCCGCCATGTCGGCGATGGCCTTTTGCCCCGCTTGATGCTGGTCGAAGTCTTGCTTCGTGGTTGTGTTGACGGTCGAGAGGAGATCGTTCTGACCGGAGCCGATGAGGGCGGCATTCGCGCCCCGGACGTTGCCACTTGCGTAAGCGCTACCCGCCTGTTGCTGTGCCGCCTGCGCGCGCTGTGCCGCCGCCTGTTGCGCCGCGAACTGCTGCTGTTTGAGCGCGGTTAGCTGCGCGGCGTCGCGATCAGCGGCTCCCACTCTCAACGCGTCGATCGGATTGGCGATTGGCGCGTTCGCGGCGGTGAGGATGCCCCAGTTGATCTCGCTCATTTACGACCCCTTCGCGTTGTTGATGACGACGGGGGCGGTGCTCGTGGTGCCGATCTTGGCCGGGGTGCCGAAGCTGGAATTGTAGGCGTAAGCACCAAGCTGCCCGAGCGATTGAAGTGCTGATGAGGTCGAAGCCGCTGAGGATAGCGCCGCGTTCGACGAGGCATTCGCGGCGTTGCTGGTGGTCGCGGCATTCTGCGAGACAGCCGAAGTGCTCGCGCCAGTCAGGGAAGCTTTGGCATTCGCGCCAGTCTGAACCACGTTGCTCAGATCGCCCATGTAGCTGTTGTACGTGCCGTCCGCGACCTGACCCGCACGGTCCTGCAACGCCTTCAAGGCCGCGCCGGAGCGGCCCATGCCACTCGCGTAAGCGGAGGCGTTTACACCGTCGAGTGCGGCATTCAGCGTGTTCTGGTAGCCGGTCCCGGCCTTCCATGTCGCAAAGGCGTCATCGGCTGCTTTCTGATCGCCGCCGAGTCCGAGCAGGGCTGAATAGTTGGTGGCGGCGGTGTCGCCGCGCGCGATGTCAGGCTGGTAGCGGGCGACATCATCGCCATACATCTGCTTCTGGAAGGCAAGCTGATCAGCCGCCGACTTCGCCTGAATGGCTGCGGCTTTGCTCGCGCCCTTGCCAGAAACCACTCCGCCCGCGACGGTGCCTGCCGCCGAGATGCCCGCCGCAGCGACTGCGGGCGGCATCAAATATCACCATGAATCGTCATGGTGGTATTTATCTCATTGCGCTCATTCGTTCTTCGGAGTGATGTGGCACAACGTGACTGAGGCGAAGATTCGGCTCACCACGACAAGCATAGCGTCCCGAATTTGAACTGAAGGTGGAGTAGGAAAGTGAGTGAGATTTGGTGCGACGATGAAAAAATTGGAGTTTGGGGCGGGGCGTCCGATCCAGAGGTAGGGGATAGATTGCCTGTCACTATCGATGGAGAAAAATATAACGCCAAAGTTAAGAAGGTATACAAGCAGCACAACGAGAACTGCCCGCCTACAACCATTATTGAAATCGAAAATCCCAAACCGATGCCAATCGTGATTTAAGCCGGTTATGATGGGTAGCGAGGGATGCCGTTGGTCACACAAGGCGGAAATCGCTACCTCTCTTTTGTATTATCATCTTTCGTAATCAGCCCGCGTCATGTGGAACCAAGCATGCGTCTTCGTCCAATACTGATTTGAAACGAGCCGTAGACCGTCAGCGGTGAAGCCGAGGTGATTTAGGAACACCCGCGCCGCCATATTGCTGACCGGAAGGGCGGCGGTGATGATCTCCGTCTTGGTATTCTTGAATATCCAGTCGAGCATCTCGCGCCCGACCGCGAGCGCCTTACTCCCCCGGCATTCTGGCCCGAACATGATATGACCGTCGAGCACCACCGGCCCACGGATTTCGAAAACGGCTGCGGCATGTTTGCCATCCGTGAGGAGTATCCAATTCAACGCATCCAGAGCGCTGTCACTGAAATCGACCGGATCATTGCTTGGGATGTGCTCGCCGATCGTTTTCCGCACGCTCGGGATGTTGGCGATGCGGTTGTGGGTGCTGGGGTCAAATGTCCTAAAAACTGTCATATTGTGCCTCGCACACGCACGCCGAACACCACGGGGGCGGCGAGCGCGCCCACCTGACGCTCCGCGAGGATCGCCGTCACCTGACCCTGCGTGGAGGTGATGAGGCCGTTGAGGGCGACGATCTGGGCGAGCAACGCGGACTGATCGCTTTCGCGCTGATCGAGCGCCGTGAAGGCGGCGGAGATATTGGCCCAAGCGTTGTTGATCGTCTGCGCGAAAGTGGAGAACGGTTGCCCGGTTTTCGGATCGACGATCGGGATGTTAGTGTTCAGGCGGGCGAGCACCAACGCCTTTGAGGTGACGATCGCCATCAGCGCCACACATCGCCAATACGAGCGCCGCTGATGCGGACGCCGACAGGATCGGTGATCTCGATTTCGAACTGGCGATACGGCGCACGCGCCTGACCGAGCCGACGATAGGTGAGGACGTTGGCGCCCGCTTGTGCGTCGAGCGCCTGCCACGGCTGATCCGTTAAATACTCGTCAGCGTCTGCCCATCGCAGGTTGACCGTGCATGGCGCGCTCGCGCCGAGATCAATCGCCAGACTCCCGTTTCTGACAGGGCCACCCACGATCGCCACCGACGCGTTGGTGGTACGACGGATCAGCGTCCCGGCATCTGTGTAGGCGTCGATGACGGTCCAGAGCGCGCCGCTCGTGCTGTCGCCGCAAATCACAGTATCGGCATTCGACGCGCCGACATGAGGACGCCACGTCACGTTCCCTTCGCTGGCAAACTCGCTCCAAACCTGCGTCGATAGGTCGTAGGCGAAACTCCCCTGACCGGGGATATTCAAAACGTAATAGAGGTGGCCGGAATAGCTGAACGTCCACGCTGACGGGGCAGCGGTGCGCTTTTTCAGACGCTCATCAATGCCGATCGTGCTTATCTTCTGCGGCACCCCGGCGACCCGATAGACTTGCGCATTTTCCCCTACCCACATCACCGAGTTGTCGATCTGCCGAATGGTGTCGCGGGACAGACAACCGCGCTGAAAGCCCTGATTGGGGGTGCGCTGGAATGGCTGATCAGCGTTGCCGGTGGTCTGCCAAACTTCGATCGAACCGCTGCCGAGGAACAGGATGTTCCCGTTCCAAATCTCGACGCCAATCAGGCTGTCGGGCTGGGATTCAGCGGTGGCGAAATGCAGGGCGTTCACCGTGCCGGTGAAATCGTCGTCGCCGGGCACCAGCCAATAATAGGTGCCATCCGACATCGCGATGATGAAGTAGCCGTCGAGGGTGGTGACATCGACGGCGCGATAGCCGTCCGGGATCGCCACGTGACGGAAGGTGTTCGCGGTCGAGGTCTTGGTTGCGCCGTAGAGCCACAACGATCCGTCAGCCACGATCGCGATACGGTCGAAGTTGGACGCGATGGCGACGCGGGTGTCAGTGCCTGTGATGTTCCCGAGCGCCGTGGCCCGCGATCCGCTGATCGAATAGACGGTGTTACCCGCGACCGCGATCAGCGTGGGGAAGCCCGCCGTAGCGTTGTTGGGGGCGTATACGGCTTGGACGGGGCCAGCTAGCGCCGTGCGCAGTTCGAGGCCCGGACGCTGCAACAGCATCACGGTCTCGGGATCGGAGCCGGATTCGTCTTTCTCGACGATCAGGTTGCGAAGGATTTGCTCCGGGGCGAACGAGAGGTCGCGCCGGTATGCTTGTTTTGCGAATGGGATGTGGGTGGGTTTCACCCATTATTTAGGCATTGCGAACAGCGCTAGGCCGACGGTGCAAGTTCCACGAGCCATCGAAGGTATGATGCAGACGCAGATACCATCATGACCGCAATATCCATGGGTGGGGGAGATGGGTCGGAGACTCCCGGAGCATGTCGAAACTGGTGAGCGGCATTCGTCCATTCAGCGAAGGACGCTGAAAGACGGTTGGCCGCATCGTTCACGCGACCGGCATATGTTGCCTGTAAAATTGGCGTCAACTTGGTTTTGATTTCCGATGTTCCCAAGCGAGCAACGCCAAAGTGAAGCTTAAAGACGTTTTCAACCGCGTCAAACGAACGCCGCACAGCAGTCAGCGTGTCGGAATTCAGAAGGGCGCGATGAGCATCTTCGAATGCGTCACGAGCGGCGTTATATGCATCGGTTGATAGGCATCCCACTACCGAAACGCGGGATCGCTCGAATTCTTCATCGATGTAAAAATGAACGCCACAATCTTCATCTAACCGGTATCCAAGATTTTCCTCTCGGAAAATTTTAGAGACATAGTTTCTATACGCGCTCTGTGCATCAGCACGAGTATTTGATTGGATGTTTTTGTGTATGAGGCTGATTACATCAAGGACATCCCGAACTTCTGCGTGCGCGATAAATCGATCAAAGTAATATGTTGTGCGCGGATGCGAACCTCCGAACGGAACCTCTACTCCGAGTTCTAGGGCAATTATCTTCGCCATGTCTGCGCGGTTGAACGAAGTGATACTCGCGAGTGACGCTATGCGAGTCCGAAAGCGTTCGCCGTCCGAAGCAGGCTTTCCCTTCTCCAAATAGACTCTGCTGAAAAGTTGGCCCTTTGGCACTTCTGTATCTGACATCGACCTCTCCGAGCCGCTGCACTGATCGGAGATGGCGATCGGGTCAACCCGTCAATACCGCGAGCCGCGTCCTATCCACACCAGATCGTTGAATAGCTCGCGCTCCGGCTCGCCGAAGCCGTTGCTCAAACCGGCCTGCCAGTTGAGGGCGTCGCGGATCGTCAGCGCCGATGGCGTCGCCTCGTAGTGATCGGCGAGCTTGGTGGAGAGGAGTGCCGCCAGCCCGTTCATGTCGCGCGTCGATAGCGGCGCCTCGGATGTCGGTCGCACATAGACGAGGTTCCCGTCAGCGTCCCGGACTTCCTCACGCTCTTGTAGCGACAGGTCATCGACCGAAATCCAACGGTTCGTGTATGCCTCATAGACCCATTCAGCGGTGTTGCCGGTGTTCGCATCGTTGATGATCACGAATGCCCCGTCACGCGGCTGGCGCGGGCCTGACGTGTAATCGTCGTAGTAGATCGAGTCGGAGCAATCGTGGCGATCCACGATCACGTCAGGCAGGGTGATTTCGCCGACATGGCCGTTGTTGCGATACACGCGATCATTCTCCCGCGCGGTGTAATCGGCTGTGGGGATCACGGGTCGAGCACGGCCAAGCGCCCCGGATGAAATCAGGTAGCGATACAGCGCTTGTAGCGTGGTGAGGCCAAGGTCGAGATCGGCCTGACGCGGGGCCTTGGCGGCTCCGGCGACGCCGATTTTCGACAACGCGAGAGTGATGACGGATTTAGCAGATGCCATGAAGCCTCAAAGAAAAAGGGCCGCTGGAAAATCCAGCGACCCTCTATTTAGCGGCAGTGGGTGCGACGCTTACGAAGCGTGAAACACCGTCACCATGCCAGTCTGGAGACCCGCGACCGACGCCTTGATCTGACCACGATGCTCCATGAATCCGACGCCAGCGTTAAGCTGATAATCGTCTTCCGAGCGACGGGTTGGACGCGACTTCATGCTGTAACCCATCATCACCGAATTCAGGCCGCAAAGCTGCGCCTGCGCAACCGGTGCCGATGACGCACCGACGTTGCCGATTGTGGTGTAATCGCGAACTTTCTTGATGATCACGCCGTCCCAGATGAGATCGCCGCCAGTGAACAACGGATTTTCATCCGAATCCTTCTCACGCGGCAGAGCGTCCTTGGTGGACTGGTAGATCGCCGAGTCAGAGCGAAGCTGACGATAACCAGCCGCGTTGACGAACAGCACGTAGTAGGGCTGACCGTCCTTGGTCTGATAAGGCTCGATCGCGAACACGCTGGAATTCGTGGTCGCATCAGCCTTGTCCTTGATCGCCGACAGGACGGCAGAGGTGAGGACGCCGGTCGATGCTCCGACGCTCGAAAGCGACGTGGACATCGTGCCGGTGTTGCTGCCGCCGACGAAGAAGGTGCGGTCCACGTTTGCGGTCACGTAGTTGTTAAGCTGGCCCGCCGACGCGCTGCCATAGGCGACAGTCACGTCTTCCGCGTCGCCGCCCATCGCGACCGGCACCGAGTTGAACGCGGTGGTGAGGTCGTTTTTCAGCATTTCCGACGCGAACCGAGTGAGAGCGGTTTTCGCGATGCCGCGAAGGTCGAGTTCTGTTTTGAGTTCTTCGGTGATCTGGATGCTCACCGCGTCGCGGACGAGCTTGGTCTGGAACGCCACCGAATAGTTGGTCAGCGACTTTTCGTTGCCGACGAGCGAGGTGCTGCCATCATTGGGCGTACCGCGAAGCTTGCCGAACAGCGGTACGTGAATAAGCTGACCCGCCTTGTTGGTCAGTTCATTCTTTACTGCGATGATGTTATTGCCCGTGGTGGACATGAAGTTCTGGTAGGTCGAGGCACGAACATATTCAGAGATGAACTGGCTGGACCAGATTTCATTCTGTGAGGGAGTTGCGAGAGTAAAATTAGACATTTAATTCACCGTGGATTGAAAAAGCTGTTGAAGCTCTCCTGTTCTGATTGAGGGGTGGCCTTCGAAGTGGAGGCCGGGATGTCGTTCAGAGTTGTAGGACGCACCTTTGCTTTGGTTGGGGTTGCCGCCGGGATCACTGGTGCGACCACGGGAGCGGTATCGGAGCCGCTGATCCAACCCTGTTCCAACGCGATCTTCCTCGCCGCAGCGATGGGATCGGACTGGTATTCAGAAAGTTGAGTAGCGGCTTTGTGCTGCTGGATGACCCATTCGATAGGATCGGGCTGACTCGCCACCATTGCGTCAAAGTTAGGATCAGCTTCGGCTTGGGCACTCGCCCAATTTGCCGCAGCCGCCACCGCATCTACGCCGTGTGTCCGCTTCGCAAATTCGCCAGACATGAGAATCTTGTCATTCACACGCTGCTTTTCGACTTCGGCGAAACGGTAGTCAGCATACCCCTTGGGGTCGTTAAAGGGATCAGGAATGGAGGCGCTGACCTGTTGCGACTTCTGATATTCTTCCAACTTTGCCTGATGATCCGCCGCCAGTTTCTCGGCGGCTTTCATTCGATCGCGCATGTCGAGGAAGGTGGGCAGGGGGACCGATTTCCCGGTCTTTGCGTCCTCATCGGCATGATTCTCAGAGGGAGCTTCGGTCACAAGGGCCTCAACTTCCTCAACAGGCTCGGGCCGTTCAGGCTCGACATCCGCAGGGGCGGCGTCGTGCTGTTCAGTCTCTATGGCCTCGATCGGCTGGTCAGTTGTATTGTCAGAATTGAAGATGTCGTCGAAGGTATCGCTCATGCTTCTCCCGGCTATAAGTAGCCAACTCGCAGCCCGACTGGCGGCTTCCCAAGTGATTGAAGTCCACTACCCTCGCGTGACCGTTGCACCCGTCATCGGTGTGCTACTCACCGGGGGCAATTACTCCCCGGCTTTCGCATCATTGTTATTTAGTCAGGCGGTCAGATCGCCGGGGAATTGGGGTTGTGACCGGCGCGAAGCATCGCGGCCTTCCACGCGTTATCGAGTTCGGTGCTTTGAACTTCTACCTGATGCTTCTGTGCGAGCGTCTGATCACGCGCCGCAGCCGCTTGTTCACGCTGGGCATGCGCCTGTGCCGCCGCAGCCTGAACCGACTGCGCCTGCTGTGCCGCCTGCGCCTTTTCTTGCTGTGCGGGAGCGTTAAGCTGCTGCGCTTCCTGAAAGCATTCCTCATAGGCGGCGAGCACTTGCTGCTCGTCCGGGATTCCCAAAAATTTAATCGCAAATTTGAAGTTGGGGTCGAGCAGCGAGATGCCGGTCTTCGCGCTCCATTCCATGAGCTTCTGCTTGCCCTCGTCGCGCAGCGTGTCAGCGGTCTGGACGACCTTCAGGGTGATATCCACGTCCATCGTGGCGACATCATTCTCGGTCGAGACATGCACAGGAACCGGGGTGTGCCGAACCTCACCAGTGAGAGGATGGACCGCAGGACGCATCACCGGCTGACCGTTCGGGCCAACGACGGGCTGGCCGGTCTGATCAATCACGGGAGCCATCACCGGATGAAGCTGTGTCTCGACCACGGGGACGTTCAGTTTCAGCGTCTGGCGGGCACCGGCATTGTCAGTGACGCGGATCATCGTCTGATCGGTCATGAACTGACGGGCGCGGAACCACATTTGGCGATAGACGCGCTCCTCGAAATCTTCCCATTTGCCAAACGCTCGGGCGAGTTCGGCCAAGCCCTGCTGTTGGAGAAGCTGACGCGCTCGACCCGAAGTGTTGGCACCCGCTTGGGCGATCTGGGCACGACCCGGCGCCGCGTCGTCGATTTCCTGTTTCATCAACGAGACCGCGTTCGCCATGTCGGTGAAACGGTGATCGCCCTGAATGATGTCGTAGCCCTCGGGCATCGCGCCATCGGTTTTCTGCGCCTCTCGACGTGCGAGATCGCGATCGGCGGGATTGGCGGTTCCCGCGCTGCTGCTGACCTTCACGCGGTTCGAGATTGCCATCCGGTGAAGGGCGGCTTCAAACCCGTTTATCTTGCGTTGTAGCGGCACGAGGTTGCGCACCATGCCGCGCCTCTCACCGTCGCGCATGACATGGAATGAAAGGGCCTCAATCGGGCAAACGCTCTCGCCCTGATCATCAACATATCCGGTGTCACCGTGTTCGAGGATCGTGGAGTGACAGTAAATCGCGCGTTTCCATTTCCCTGTGGCGGCGTCGATGTAGAAGTTATCGACGATCATCACTCGACGGCGGGTAGGATCGACCCAATAGCGCGCATTGGCGGGACGGTCCTCGGGGCCGTCTCCGTCGAAGCCGATGCAATGAATCTGGTCAGCAAAGGCGGTCCACTTGCGCTTTACAGCGCTGACATCCGACCAATAGGCATGAATGAGGTAAGTGGCATCCTTGAAATCATAGGCCATGCTGCTGGGGTCGTAGTAAAATTGCTCATACGGGATGTGGGTCACTTTGCAGTTATCGTGCTGATCAATCTCGATCTTGGCCGCGCAGATGCCCTCCACGAGATCGTTCTCTGACGTGGCGTCGAGCACCGAGGGGAGGCGGGTTTTGTCAGCCTGATAGCGAAGGATTTGGGTGACGATGGTGGCTGCGTCCTCCCCATCCTCGTTGCGAGCCACGGCTTCCGGCTGCGTCTGATTGCTATCAAGGAGGCCAAGGGTGGCGCCGATCGCGCTCGTGATCTTGTTGCAGTACGTCTCGGGAACGCGCATCCGGCGCATCTTGGCGCGCGCGGCGTCGTCGATCTGGTGAGGGCCGTCGAAGAAATCGCGATCCTCTTTGGCGTGCTCACGTTGTAGATCGCTCGCGGATGCCGCCTCCCGGAACATGCGGCGAAGCATCTCGAAATCGGGCGCGGGATCGCCCGGCGGGGTGTTTTGATCGTCAGTCTGGGGTGTTAGGAGTCCGCCGAGCGTTTCGTCATTCGTCATCCGATATTTATGATGACGGTGATGATATGCGCGGGTGCGCAGAATGCATTCGACCACAAAACAGCGTGTGGATTTCCGGGAGCACCTGACTTCCACACGCTGTCGAGTATGAACGGCAATGCCGTCGCGTTACTTCCGCTTGGGCGCGTCCTGTGACAGCACTGATGCCGCCAATGAGCGCGACTGCGCCGGGGAGGGCTTGATCGCGCCCGAAAGAACCTGAGAAGCCAGCGTAGCTGCTTTCGGCGTTGTATGTCGATCAGGTGTTTTAGCCATCTAAGGCTCCTATTTTTGACTTCTTAACGGGATAACGTTATCCAAGAAGCCGTGAGCCGCCTCGAAAGAGATGGCCCACGGCAGGTCACAGGCTCCTTAATAAGAGCAATGGGTAGCTAAGGGGCTGCAACCCCCGCCACCCTGCGGAATGGTCGAACATTCCTGTGGTCTCCTTCTATTGCGCACCCTGCGCGGTATCTGCCCCACCCAGCACATCGTCCTGATTTTCGCTGGGTGGGGCATTCTCGTTCGAGCCGTTCTGCGCACTCTGGGCGAACTTGCTCCTAAACTCGTCAGTGACGTTATAAATGTCATTTTCTACACTCACAAAGCCGTGCTGCGCGTAAACATCCATCTGTCGCTTAGCGTCTGCGGGGCGCATTTCCCGTCCCTCAAGCTCCTTCACCACGGCAACGATATCAGCCGCTCGGAAATTTCCGCCGAGACCTTCAAGACGCCAAAGCACGGCGCGCCACCTCATAGAAATCGAACCGGGCTGGCGACCCTTTGTTGATGCTTCCTCGACTGCATAATCAAGGGCGCGAGCCGCCCCAGCACGGGCTGGCCCGCCTCCGACCTTCAACGAACCCACTGCAAGTTGAAGGAACGCCTCCGAGGGAACGATCAATTTCGCCATCAACTCCATACCGCGAAGCTCGGCGCGCTCCACTTCAAGCGCCGATTCAAGCTCGGTTATCCGAGCACGCTTTTCGGCAAGAATCTGGTTTGGGTCGTTCATGACGCGTATCATAGCGAATAATGTGACGGTATGCCAGCCGCTATTATCAACACCTTCGTTTGTCTAACCTTCACTCGGTTGACCATGCCGTCAACTGAGTTCTCCTACGCGTATAACCATATGCGCAATACGTTATATGGCGGTGCGCCGTGAAGGTTAGGTCCGGAACTCGCTGATGCCGCCGGTTTCTGAAATTCTATAAAAATTCCCGGAGGTGCTTGGTCGCCTCCATCAGCGAGGCCGGGGGCCGGAGAGGGGCGGGTGGGGTCTGACTCCCCCCGGCCTTCCGACCATCTCCGACCTTCGGACACCATAAAAGCTGAATAAGAACAATGATGTAGCGCCATTGTCAGACCGTCTGACACAATCGTTTCAGACCGTCGAGGGTGATCCTCGGCAGGAAGATCGGCGTCTGCGAGGTGTCCCCTTGATCCCTTTGTCAGTGAACTGTGTGTCGCATTTAGGTAAACGCAAAAGCGTCGTCGCAGCGATGGCTTGATCGTGTCGCATTTGGGTTGACATTGGCTTTATGCGACAGGATAGAGGGAGGGTCTAAACCCAAAAGCGACACGGAAGGCGATATGATGATCGTGGGATATGCACGCGCGTCGAGCGCATCACAGAGCCTCGACATCCAGTTGGCGGCTCTTTCTGCGGCTGGCGCTGACAAGGTGTTCAGCGAGAAGATGAGCGGCACCAAGGCGAGCAATCGTCAGGCACTACAAGATGCGATCGAATTCGTCCGGGAGGGCGACACGCTGCTGATAACGCGGCTCGACCGGCTTGCGAGGTCGGTTGCCGACCTTGAAGCGATCGTCGCTACGCTGAAAGCCAAGGGTTGCCACCTCCGCGCCACCGAGCAGCCGATCGACACCTCGACACCGGCTGGTGTGGCGTTCTTGCAGATGCTCGGGGTGTTCGCTCAGTTCGAGACCAGTATCCGGAAAGAGCGTCAGTTAGAGGGGATCGCCAAGGCGAAGGAGGAAGGAGTTTATAAGGGGCGACCGCCGAAGATCGACGGCGAGCGTATCCGCGCAATGCGAGCGGCTGGGGAGAGTCCGAGTGCAATCGCCAAGGCGCTCGGGATCAACCGCGCCAGCGTCTACCGAGCGTTGCCGGGAGCGTAGGAGAGGCGCGGTTTTCGGGTGTGGCGCAGAGAGTCAGCAAAAGTCAGTCATTTTGCAGCATATCGTAGCGAATACGATGGCGCGATCTAATGCGATGGCGCAGTATCGCGGGCATAGGTTAGAATACGGAGGGGGATGGCTTTGGTTGATCAGTCTCTATTGAAGAAGCGTTTTGCAGAGCTTGCTGCCCAAGCGGAGGCGGTAAATCAAACCGCGAAGAAGCACGTCACTGACTATTTCGATGGATTTCAGATTGATGAAGAGCTTTTTCTTGCTTGGGTCGTCAAGACGCGTAATTTGATCGTCAAGGCATGCGGACCGGACTCGGAGCATTACAAAGAATTTATAAAGCAGGAGCAGCCACAATCCTTTCGTGATAGCCATGGAAAGTTTAAAGATCTTCGTGCGGTTTTTTCTGCTGCACGAGAGGATTTCGACGGAGGGTATTTGAATACCATCCGCAACCTCGTGCAGGCAGAAGTTTTTAGCAGCGAACTCGATCAAGCTCGCGAGCTATATAAGGCGGGCTATATTGTCGCTGCTGCCGTTGTAGCCGGAGTGGTGCTGGAAACTACGATGCGGCAGCAATGCGTGGATCGCGGCTTGGCGATCGGAAATCTCAACAAGATGAACGCCGATTTGGCAAAGGACGGCTGCTACAACTTACTGGTGAGTAAGCGAATCACAGCGCTTGCGGACATTCGCAATAATGCTGCACACGGCAATCCCGACAAGTTCGTGGCAGCGGATGTCGCAGACATGATCAGTAAAGTTGAGGATTTTGTTGCAGATCAGCTTTAAAAGCTGTTGCTCGTTGCCGTCTCGCCATCGTCGTAGTCGCCAGCGCTGACGTAATCATCCCTCGACCGTGCTGACACCGTGGGGGCGACGAATGCCACGTGCGTCATCATGCGGGGGAGGATCGAGTCAGCGTCCACCTGATCGTCGTGGCGACCGGCTGGGAAGGCGCAATATTCCATCAGGGCTTGCTCGCCGGTCGAGGTGTCAGGGAGGTAGACCATCCCGAGTTGCGACAGGCTCTGATAGGCCGATGACTTCTCAACCTTGTTTCGACCGTGCCCGCTGCTGAACTCGATCGGGCAACTTACTCCGGTGGTCCGCATGACGTTGCGCACCATTTCGAGGTTGGCTTTGAACATCGGATCAGGCTCGGCGTACCAACATAGCGGGCGGTAGCGTTTCACGAACGCGAGTGCGCCACGCTTGGCGATTGAGAGTTTCCCGTCTGCGGCGTCTATGCCGAGCGCCGTGTTGATCGAGCACCGTTCGCGGAAGCTGTCCACGAGCCAAAAACGCCGCAGGTGATCGACGCCCCACACGCGGATCACGTTATAATCCTTCCCGCCGTTGGCGTGATCGCTCGTGATGTAATGGTTGAGGGAGGTGGGAAGCTCTGACGGGCGGTAGAGGTTGAAATCCTCCCGTTTAAACAGGCCATTGCCGCGCGGCACCGGGTCTTGCTGATACTGTGCCGACCACGCGTAAGCGCCCATCATGTCTTTGGTGCGCTCGATCCATTGCCGCGACCGATATTCCGGCAAGAGCGGTTCGCCAATCGTGGTGCGCGGGTCAGTGATCCCGAATGCGCACGGTTCTACCGGTTCGTATTCCATCGGGATTTCGAGGAAGTGGAAGTCGAGCTTCTTCCCCTCGGCAATCTTCCTTTTTAGCTCGCCGATCAGATCGCCTTCGTGGACGCGCTGCATGATGATCACGACAGCATCGGTTTCTTTCGCGCCGCGTGAGGGCGTGGATTCGAAGAAAATGCGATTGACGCGCTCGCGCTCAACTTCTGAGTTGGCGTCATCGACCATCAACAGATCGTCGAAGATAAATCGGTTAGCGCGGGCGCCCGTCAGTTTTTGGAAGCTGCGCCCCCAGCGATAACCGGTTTTGTCATTCTCGAATTTGAGCTTTGTGTCGTCGTGCGGAAAGGTGAGGGGCCAGCGTCGTTGATACCATTCGCTACCGACGATCCGGCGCATGTAGCCGCAATCGCGTTCAATGAAGGTCTCTGAGGCCCCGGTGCTGACGAAGCGGATGTGCGGTGAGTGCGTCCATTCCCACGCGGGCCAGAACACGCTGACGAGATAGGACTTCATGAAACCGGGCGGGATGCTGATCGCGAGCCGCTGAATGTCGCCCCTGCTGACGGCTTCGAGGCGCTGGCAGATGGCTTCGATGTGCCATCCGAGGATCAGCGGGGTGGCGGGTTCGAGGATGTGCCACGCGGCTTTGACAAACTCGTAGAGGGAGAATTCGCAAATCTGTCGTTCGAGGTCGATCAGTTCATCGGGGGTAAGCGCCTCAATCGCGGTCATCTGTCTCCCGGTTGTTTTCGGAAAGGGTGAAGCTGGCGTCCTCGGCAGGCAGCGTCGTGAAATCCACCACCGGCACGGCGCGCACGTTCGCCAGCAGGTTTAGGCGAGCCTCTTGCGTCATGGCGGTGAAATCGATCCGGGAGACGATGTGCTCGTGCTCGACAGTTTGCGTCATTTCGATTTGCTGCTTGGCGGCTCCCCAGCCGCGCGAGATGATGTTTTCAGCGGCCTTCAAAGCTTCGCGAGCGGGCGTGTCAGGGTCGCGCATGATCTCGACCTGTTTCAGCAATGCCTCTTCTGTATATTCACGGGCGAGACTGGTGACGGACTTCCCATCCTTGGTGCGGCGCATGTTGGCCCCGACAGCGCGGCGGGGGTCGTATTCGCCTTTCTTGAAGCCGTGCCGACCTTGTTGTCCGCCGGGTGGCGCGCCGCGCTTGGGCTTAGGATCGGCGGGGGTGGTTTCATCTGACATGATGGTATTTACCAAATGTCGTTGTTCGTGTTGGCCCAAGCGACCAGTATCTTCTTAATTCCGCTCGTCACCGTTACCCCGCGATGAATCAAGCGCTGGCCGTCGAAAAAGATACCGTAACCCTGCGGGAGCTTTGGGACGCGAAACTCGCCTATCAGGCCATCCATTATTTCGAGACCGCCGCCATCGTACTCGTCAGGATTGAGGTTGATCACGCACGAGTAGTCACTGTGTCTATCAACATGAAATGCGCCCTCGGCGCGATCGTCGGCGCTATATTGGGCGAGTTGTAAGCTGGCGAGTTGGGAGGGCAGGCGACCGCGCAGCATGAGCCACCACGGCGCGAGACCGGTCATGAGGACGCTACCAAGCATCGTGGCGAATTCGGGATCGACCGCTGACAGCACCGCCTCCTTCATTCGGTAGCGCTCTTCCTCGCCCTCGACGTTCTCCGCCCACTGGTAGGACGTGGAGCGTTCAAGGATGGCCTGACAGCCTTCTGGGGACAGGATGGGGAGCACGAACGCCGAACTGGCGATCATCGGCACGCGACCGTCTGCCACGGCTGTGGAGAGGTCGATACGGAGATCGTCGGGCAGGGCGGCGTAAGCGTCGCGGATCGCGTCTCGACCATGCGCCTGTGCCTTTATGACCGGCCAGATCGCTTCGGTGCGCTCGGGACACCAGAAAGGATGGAGAAAGTTTAGCATCCCGTATTTAGCCCGGCGCGCGAACGCGGATTGTTCGTCGCCACAGGTGCTGCCATCACTGGCGCGGGCTTAAATGGGGGAATGATATGTGGATTGTGCTCGCGGCTCTCGCTGCCGCTGTGCCTGCGACGCCCGCGCCGGGTGTGTGCTCGGCACTGGCTGCTGATTACGACGACGCTTCAAAAGACCTTGCCGAAGGTGATATGTCGGGCCTTGGGGATCAGAGCGTCTATCGCAGTATCGACCGGAAGCTCGACGGTGTGATGACGATGGAGCGCGCCCACATGGCGCTCGATCTGATGCGGGATCATCATTGTCCGATGCCGACCACGACGCCGAGTGAGGTGCGCTACATGCTGCCTGCGCTGTCTTGTAAAAATGATCGTATGAAGGCCACCGGCACCGAGTCTCCCCGGAGTTGTAATCACGAAACGTGGATGCCTGCCGTGAAGTGAGGAAAAGGGATCGCACCAAGCATGTCGGCGAGTGCGATCCCCCGAAGCTACGGTCTATGCTCTGACCGTATTCTCGCGGCTGAAAGCCGCTGATCTATTTATCCAGCGCAGTTCACTATCTTTGCAGTTCGAGAGAACTCCTTTGATGTTTCTGTCGATTTGGAGGATGGAATGACGGCGGCAAGATCATCGCTGAATACGGGGTGGATAGTATGGCAGATGTCGCCGAATGTGAATCACATCTTGATGATCAAGACGACGACGGATCAACCGCCGTCATACCTGTCGATTTTGCGGAATGGCTCGAAAATATGGGCTATTCAAGCGATCAGCGGGCGCTTCGATAAATACATCGTCGAAGTAAACTCCTACTTACTCGGCACTGTCTCGGGGCCGCGTCGTTCGATACCACGATGGCGCGGCCTTTCTACATCTGCTTTCGACGAAAATAGCCTACATTGGCCCACTCCCATGTGGAGCCGTTCGCGCTCTTAATACCACGCGCGTTTAGCCAGTTCGCGATTTTTGAGTCGGACGTTGCTCCATCAGCGCCGGCTTCGGCGAAAAGCTCGGGGAGTCTTTCGACATGCGCTGCACGGCTTTCTTCCGTTTCTCGCCTGAATCGACTAATGTTAGTGCTTGTCCATGCGAGGTCAGTCGCGGTGCGATATCCGCGCACATTTAGCCAGTCGGCGATTTTGTCGTTACTGCTCGCGCCATCTGCGCGAGCCTCGGCAATCAAACGTGCAAACTTGCTGTCGCGGGCCTTTCGGTCAGCCTCACGCGCCTGTCGCTCCTCTTCGGTGATCGCCGGTAGCATCTGACTCAACGTTCCCGCTGACCATTTTGCGCACCGTTCAGGCTTATGCCCAATGTCGTCGAGCCACTGACAGATCGCTGAAAGCGATTTGCAACCTGCCCGGCGTGCCTCTTCTACCAGCGGTAGCAATGTGTCCACGCGGGATTGGCGTTGCGCTCGCACCTTGGCCGCTGCACTCGCGATGGCCTCTGCTGATCGAGGCTGACGCGGCGCTTTCGGCTGGACGATCTTCGGTTTTCGGTCGCGCACTATCTTCACGGCCTTCGGTCTTTCGACAGGCGCTGACAGTGCCGCGACTTCGCTGTGGCGCAGCACGCCCACCCGGATCGCCGACCGAATAATCAGTTTCGCGCTGATCCCGCCTGCTGGCGTCGGAGGTGAGCAGATCGCCGTCGCGCTGGCTGACATGCTGACCACGGCGCGCGCCTTCCCCCCAACGGCTTCGCCGGGGTTGAGGCGATGGCGAGCCGGAAGTTGGTAGCGTTCGAGTTCGTCGAGTAGCGCGAGGAAACGCGGATGCGCATTCACGCCTCCTTCGGCCTGTCCTTCGGCCTGACGCTGGTGAAGCGGAGTGCCAAAAGCTCGTCGAGAATGCGGGAGAGGAGCGGAGTCATCGTCTATTTATCGATGAATCAGCCCTCTGATAAATACCTGATGACCAACATCCCCGGCACCAACGTTTCCGCCCCCATCGTTCCCCAGACTTCCGCTGACACATATCCGACGCACGACAGTCGCTGGGGACGTGGTGGCTGGAAGGCCGCATCGACGATTGCTGACCGCGACGCGATCCCGCTCGAACGCCTTGAAGATGGCGCGATCGTCTATGTGGTGGCGACCCGGACGTCCTTCGTCTGGGTTGGTGGATCGTGGATCGAGTTCGTCACCGGCGATCCCGCTACTGCGACAGCGCTGACGAATGAAGTCGCGGCTCGCCAAGCGGCAGATGTGGGCTTGGGACAGAGGATCACCGACGAGGCAACGGCACGTTCGGCTGCGGTATCGACGTTGACAACCGGGGCGGCGACGCTGGCGACCAATGCTGCGGCAGAGACGACGGCACGGCAAGCGGCGGATGCGGCGTTGGGGCAGCGGGTCACTGACGAAACTACGGCGCGATCTGCGGCTGACGCTGCATTACAGGACAATATGGACATAGCGACAATCAGCAGCGCTGCCGCCATCCTCAACTTGCAGGCGGCGTTTATTCAGCGGCTCGGCTATAAGTGATTGAGCGGCGGCGCACCCTCCTCGCATACTATTGCCGGGTAGGGGTGGCGGTCGTCTGACGCATCAAGTATTTTCGGGCGAGGTAGGAGACTGCTTATGGCTCAAATCGAAGATGCGGAGTTCACCGGCGGCGGAGTGATTGCGATGCTTCGCGAATTGTCAGCGGCGCTCGACTCGACGAGCTTGGCGTTCGCGGACGTTAAGGGCGGCGTCGGTATCCACCATGAAGGGGCTATGTATGTCATCGACGAGAGCGGGGTGGCCTTGCTCGGCGATCCGACTCCCGAGGTCAGGATGATCTATCATCTTGCCACAGGCGCCGGTTCCCGGATCATGGTTCGTCGTGACGATGGGGCTTACCATGAGGTGCCGATCGAAGACGCGTTGGCGGCGGTTGAGGCTCTGAGTCAGAAATAAATCACAACGTTACCACCTGCGGTTTTCCAAGCCACTTCTTCATCGGAGGGCCGCCCTCTTTAACAGCCTGTATGAATGATTCGAGGTGGGCGTCAGTTAAACGTAGAGCGTCATGCCAGCCGTGCTGAATTGTAGCTTGGTCAAAATAAGACGGATCAATGCTGTTGAGGTCTGCGGAAGATTTGCTGTCATGCTTAATGCAGTTGGCAACCAAGCGCATTCGATTGATTATGTCTTCATTAGGCTTCCATCCCGCCGCCTTTGCCGATGTCAGTGTCTTCTGAATTTCATACTTCATTTTAAGAAGGTAAGCCGACTTTTTCTCCCAATAATGGTATAACGCAATGGCGAATGCCTCTCGTATATGGCGTTTTCCATCTTCAACATTGTCGAGTAGTTCTCCGGTATACTCTCCGTAGTCAAAATATGTGTTGTTGATATCGTCTTCTACGAACGTCTCGGCTGTCCCTGCGGCAACCGCCGCCAAGTGAAGCTGCCAATCGGACTCTATGCTGCTTTTTTCGGCGTCAAATGCTTTCATACTTGCATGATAAGCCCGAGCTAAACCATCGATCCCTATCGAGTAAATCAAGCTGTCCATGTTGAGCCTTTATTTTTCAGGTGAGGATCGCAGCGCTGAAATTTCCAACGCGTGTTGGGTATCGCCATCTGCATTAACTGATGTGGTTTTGCAATTGCCTTATTGTCGCCACATTTGCCATAATGTTACCACGGTGACGAAAGTAAATACTGCGTGCCTCCTTCCGATTTGGTATTGTGGCAACATATTCTTCATGGAGCTATACTGCGCCGTCGCTCCAACGGCAAAAAAGACCGGGGGCTTGATGCCTACCGGGAAGGGAAGAGGAACCCGACCGCGACGTGTCAATGCGGTAGCTGCGTCCGAAGAGGGTACGCGCAGCGAACAAGGCCCCTGCTGCTGCGAGGCGTAGGGGGTGGCACAACAAGAGGGGAGCTATGTCCGCGATGCTGACAACTCCCCAAGCGATAGCCCGTCAAGTAAATCAGCGGCGGCTATCGTTGCGGCAATCTCGATTGCCAACCGTCGCGATCCTCGGAAGAGGATCGGAGAGCGCACCATATGCCGGGTCAGGGCGACCACCGGCTTCCAGAGTGATAGGTGCGAGCTAATACGTCTAATCCGAAAGAATGGTGACCTCTCCCCCCGATATCTGGCCCATCTGATCGGTGCGCGAGGTATCGGGGGGATAGAGTTCGTCCTCAACCGAAGAATGATGAGTGATAGGTCTTTCGATATATCTAATTCCAATATATCTAATAAGTCATATCAAACCCATTCACTGAAACCGCTTGTATCTGTTTGAGCGCGAATAGCGAGAAAACAGATAAACAAGCACCAGAACGAGCGACCGCTTGGGAGCGTAGTTCTGGTTTTATCACTCACGGAGATGTCATTTAATATTGAACGAGAACGAGTTGAACAAGTACGATGCGAGTATAAAATGGCATCACAGCAAAGCTGATCAAAAACACAGAGATCACGCGACGGCTCGCAAGTTCAACTCTGAACGCGAGGTGTCTCTTGTCGCCATACAGATCGGCGAGTTGACCAAATCCCTTGCGTGTTTCTCCGCAGGAGCCCGCTTTGGATATCTGTAAGGATGAACTCGTGAGAGGGTAGGGGGCTGACTGAGAACGCGAAACGCCCCGGATCGATGATCCGGGGCGTCCCATGCGCGCGGTCAGAGACCGTCAGTGGTATTTAGTTTTTGACGACCGTCGCGCTGACAGTCGTAGGCCCTTGAACCGGCGCAGTAGTGGTTGGGGTTGGCTGGATCGTGTTGCCCGCGTTCGCAGCGACCAGAGGAGTGGCTACCGAAGCAGGCGCAACCGCGAGAAGGATCGGCTCCTTGGTGTAAGCCTTCCACTCGCTGCCCTGCGCGGCTGTGGCGCTCTTACCGGTGACGAATGCACCGAACACACCGACCGCGACAGCCGCTCCGATGGCTGCGCCAGTGTTCCCCTCGCCTTCGACGCGATAATGGCCGCTGACCGGGATGAACCGATCGCCGACTTTCACATCGACCAGATCAAACTCCATCTTGGCAGACTTACCAAAGGCGCCCTTGCCGGTGCGATAGCCGATCTGCCCGTGTCCGGGTGTGCCACGCGGAATCACGATGTAGTCGCCCATCATCACGTCGCGTGAAACGGTCACGTCGAATTTGTCGCCGACCTTGGTTTTCTTGCCTTCCATCTTCTTCGACGAAACGAGCGAGTTGAGGCTGACCCAAACTTCGCTGTTCGCCGGCAGCGAGTTTCCGATCTGCGCCTTTTGGACTACCAGCGCCTGCGGAGCCGTGGTGACCACGGTCTGTGGAGCCGTAGTTGCTACCGCTGGCTGAACCTGCGCGACTGACGATGACGACGCGCAAAATGCTACTGCGCCGAGAACGGCGCTCACTCCCCTAATCATTATATTCCCCCGGTGTTCCCCCGCCGACTTGGCGGCTACTCCAATTCGAACGAACCGGGCGCGCGGTCAAGTGATCTTGATTTCGGATGGGCAGGTCATTTCGGTCATCCGAGCCTCCCCATGCGCCGGCGGCTCGAAGTTGTCTGTTCTGTCAATGCGTCAGACTGTCGTCAGTCGCGCTTGCGGGTCTCAAGCACCGTCTGTGGTGGCCGCCCGCCGAACTCGTTTCGGTTCTGCTCACGCCGCCGTTCATGCTCGATTGCTTCCAGATGGCGGGTGCGTTCCTCTGCTGCCTGTTCACGCCACGCAGCCCGTTCATCCCACGAGTCTTCATCCCAGCGATTCACGGCGGACTTCATGTCTTTGACGAGGCTCCATGCCTCGGCGATTTGCGTGTCCCGCACGTCGCGGAGAGCCTGTTTTGCGAGTAGATAATCGAGGTGTGATCGGCGAGGGGTTCCACGGCGCTGATTTACATCTTCGAGCGCGCAGGCAGCGTTACATGCTGTTCTCGCCTCATTGCCCGCTTCGCGCAGATTGAGCAGGCGGGCTACCACGTTTGGGTGAACCGGATTGTCGCCGGTCGGCACAAGGTCTGGGTAGAGCCTGTCGGGATGATCGGCGAGCCATCGACCGATTCTTCGAAGGGCGATCGGCTCCTTATCGCCGCCGATTTCCTTCCCCAGATCGCGCAGGGCTGGAAGCATATGCTGCGCTCGTGCGAGGCAGTTTTGCCGCATCAATGAATGCCGTTTGATGCGCCCCCGCGCTGCTTCGTCGTCCATCTTTTCGCCCCATCGTTGCCCATCCCTGTAGCTGTGACAAAACCTGAAATCCACGGTCCGCTGTGTTTTAATAATGGCATCAGAAACGATGCAGGGAACATACAATGTCGAACAACCTCAATCATTTCCTCAACAAAGCCGAGGAATTTATCGCCAAGGCAGATGCGATCCGCAACGCGGTCGCGGTGCTCGCCCCCTTTGCTAACGACAACGAAATTGGCGACGTTCCGCCCCCGGTTATGCCCGTCGCCGAGGCCACCGTTTCCATCGAGGTGGAGCCTCCTGTCGAAGCTGCAAATGACAACGCCGCGACGCCGCCGCCGCCGTCGAGCGCCGCCGCAGCGCCGGGCAAGGGCGGTCGTAGCAAGCTCGCTGACTCCAACCTGATCGACGCTCTGACGAGGCGCAACCAGAAGCCCGCGCAGATGGTCGAGACGCTCGCCACGATGGGGATCAAGGTCAGCAAAGGCCTGATCTATCAGCGGATGCCCAAACTCGCCGATGCGCTCCCTGACCTGATCGTGGCGGAGGGGAAGGCGTGGCGGATCAAAAGCAAGGCCGCTCCCGACACTTCGGCCAAGGCGGTGAAGACGGCAGCAAGCGCCGCCGCGCCGCGTAAGGGGGCGGTGGGTAAGGCCAAGGCCGTGATGGTAGACCACGAAGCCCCCGCGCCCATCAAAACCAAGATGAAGCCCCGGCGCTCGCCAACGAAGAAGAAGTCGAACGGCAACTACTTCGCCACGGCTTCTTCTCGGATCGAATCTCTGCTGACCGACGAGTTCAAGGATGTGCCGACGATCCATGACGAATGCGGGGCGTTCGGTTGGGCTTACTCCCTGACTACCGTTCAGCGTGTCTGCGACTGCCTTGTCAGCCTTGGCGTTGCCGACGTGACCCCAATCGGCGGCGCCGACCACTACGCTCGTGCCTGAACCCCTCCGGGGCTGACACGCAACGTCAGCCCCCACCTTCCAAGGAAATCGCTATGAACAACAAACCTCCTCGCCGGGGCGTGAAGCGTCGCGCCCGCAATACCTCGCGTGAATGCAAGCGCGCTACTCGCCTCGAAAAATACTACACCAAGCCGGAAGTAGCTCGTCTGTGTCTCGCCTTGTTGGAACCTTACCTTGAACCTGACACGCTTCTGATCGAGCCGAGCGCCGGAGCGGGGGCCTTCATCAACGAGACTGATCGCAACATCGTCGCCTTCGACATCGATCCCGATGCGGACATGATCATCAAACGCGACTTCCTGTCGTTGCCGGTCAAACTGTTGAGTAGCGCCGCCATCGTGGGAAATCCGCCCTATGGTCGGCGATGGAAGCTCGCCAGTCAGTTCATCAATCGCGGTCTGGAAACGGCGGGCATGGTGGCCTTCGTGCTTCCCTTGACGTTCCAGAAATGGTTTGCGCAAAAAACTGTTCGATCGGACGCCCGCTTGGTGCTGAATCATCCGCTCCCGGAAACGGCGTTCACCCATATGGGCAACGACTTCGACGCGCGCACTACTTTTCAGGTTTGGACCTTGGGCGATAAGTGGCCCGATCTTCGTCTAAAAGCAAAACCGCCGAGCCGACATCCGGACTTCAAGATCATTCGAGCAGATGCGTGCGTTCGCCGTCATCACCCGGAGCGCTTCGCAAACGACAACTGGGATTTCGCAGTACCGCGCACCGGCTGCTACGATTTTACCGAAAAGTTGTGGAATGGTGATCCGCTCGTGAAGGGCCGCGACTATGCTTTGTTCTCTGCATCGACCCCTGCGGTGCGTAGACGACTGTTGATGATCGATTATCAGGCTCTATCGCGTCGATCCACTATCCGCCCTGCAATCAGTTGGGACGATGTAGTCGCAGTTTACGAATTGTTGGTGAAGGAGGCAGCGTAATCGCTGAAAATAGCCCTTATCGAGGCCATGTAGCGTCATCTCTATAAATACTCTTGGTGAGGGGAGTGGGTTTCCTCACCAAGAGGACTTTACTTGTATCATCATACTAACAAGAGCGCGGCATCACGCGCCATATCTTTCTTCCTGCCGATCCCAAATCATCCCGGATATTATGCAGACTTCGACGGGAATATCTACTCGGCGCGTCGGCGCAAGCTGACTCGGCTGACGCCGAAGATCGAGGCGAACGGCTACCTCCACGTTTTGCTCTATGACGGTCAGGGTGGTCGAGTTCAGCGGTACGTCCACCAGCTTATGCTCGAAACGTTCGTGGGGCCGCGACCCACCGGAATGCTGGCTTGTCATTCGCCTGACCCGAGAAAGAGCAACAATCGCGCTGACAATCTCGCATGGCAGACGCGGGCAGAGAATGCGGCTGATGCGGTTCGAGACGGCACCCTTGGCGACGGTCGGAAGAAGCTCGATCCGGCGAAGGTGCGAACGATCCGCCAAATGTCAGCGCAGGGTGTGAGCAACGCCGAGATCGGGCGCCAGATGGGGGTTGGCCCTGACACTGTGCGAATGGTTGTCAGGCGCGAGACTTGGAAGTTTGTTGCGTAGTGCGCTCATTAGCGTATCACCTGCATTGCTCGTGGTGCAGCGGGTCTGGCATCTGGCGTGTTTTGTGTATCTCACCTAATGATGCGGGGAGCGCCACATGAAGAAAAACCTAATATCTGCAATACTTGCAGTGTTGGCATCAACATACCCTGTCGTCGCGTTAGGCGACGAGTTCAATATGGCTGCGCCTCCGACTGGTGTGAAAGTATCAAAGCTTTGGGCGACACGCTACTACAAGCATTTAGCATTAGCTTCAACCGATCCTGATAGCGTGCCTTTACTTGCTCGAAATGGTTCGCCGATCGGGGTAAATGTATCTCCCAATGACTTTTGTTTCGGAGCACTGCAAGGTACCATAGCGGTCAAAAGTGGCGATAATACAGCAGTGTTCAATGTGAACAGCGCTATCCCGACCGCCTCGACTGTCTGTAAATATAAAAGCCTTACGGATAAGGTAAACTACCAGCTTGGACATCAGGCTTGGGCAAAGATAACTGGTAACGGAAATATGGGGCTGGGTGTTCACGGTTTTCGTCTCGTGCCGTTCCGAACGATCGCGGTAGACCCAGCAAAAATCGCTATCGGAACGGTGTTTTTTATTCCGCGTTTGAAAGGATATACTTTCATTGATGATGGTCAGAGTCGTGTTCATGACGGCTATGTGATCGCTAGCGATGTCGGCGGGGGAATTAAGCTGAACCATATTGACCTTTTTACTGGCAGCTACACGGGCGCACCCCCGTCGTTTGTGACATCACGTTCAATCGACCTTTTCGATGCTTGGCAGGTTAGTGACCCCGTCGTCATTTCACGTCTAAAAGATGAAGCAAAATATCGACCCTGATTTCGAACGAGGCAAGCAGTCGGGCAGATCAGGCCAAATCGCGTCCGTATCCTTCCTGCCCGTTCGATCTCGCTGTTAACATGTTCATTATTTGTTCTAAAATGAGGAATGGCCCGATTCGCTCCTGACCCGACCGTCGTTCTCACCGCCAAAGAGGCGCTCGCCCATGCGCCGGGGTGGGCGAGGGTAGGTTTGACGTTCGGCAATGGCAGGCTACGTGACGCGGCTCTGACGGAGCTTGCGGTCACGATTGCGGAGCGTCTGGAAAACCCGGCCCGACCATTCGCCCGATCAGCTTCCGCTGCTGTGATGTGGTGGCGAAATATGACGCTGATGGCGATAGGATCGCGACGACGCTCTTCGAAGCGTCGGCGTGGCACCATGCGGTAAAGCCGGTTTGTAGCCGGTGCCCGCACAGCGCCGTGTTCCATCCTCACGCCCTTTGGTGGCACTTCACCCGACACGGTTGGGATCAAGGGCTACAAGCCGCGTGCCAACGCTTCTGGTGCCGGAAATGCGGCGAGAGGATCGGCATGAGGATCAGGCCGCGCGTGTTGGAGTTGGTACGTGAGACTGGCGACATGATCTGTCTGACAATGCCGCCCGCCCACGAATGGAAGCGCGCCGTCAATCGGAGTTAGTGATGATTCGGCGGATCGGAGAAAAGATCATCCCAAATCTCAATCAGGATGAGAACTCAAGTCGCCTTACGCACCACGCCATTGCTCGTCGTGCGGACGAGCGTCGTGCATCAACTTCTTGAAGTAAGTGACGAGCTTCTCCTGAAGATAGTCCGCTGTAACTTCGTCAAGCTTAGCCGACCCTGCTGGACCCGACATACTGGGCGTCGTTTCATGGAAATGCACGAGGCGCTTTACCTTGTCGCATCTTATCATAAAACGAGGCTGATCACCTTTGTTAATTCCCGTAATAGCCCGCGTAGCATGAGAGAAAACCAAAGAGACACTCTCCGGTGCGCTGGGCGCATGAGAAAAGGCGGGTCTATAGTTTTGCCCCGCTGGCGCTTCCGACTCGCGCTTGACCAAGCCACCCCAACCTTGCGGGTTGAGATAAACGGCAAACTCCTCGAAAGCTGGCGCAATCACGTCATCCGTCACCCTACCGAACTGCTCAAGGAAAGCTGCCTGCCGCTCGGCTTCGGCGCCGCGCTTCTGTTCAGCTTTCATCTTCTGCGCAGCTTCGTCAGCGAACAGCGCGTCAAGTTGACCCTTAATTTCGTCCTTCAT